ACCGCCCCGAGAGGCGGCGACTGAGAGGGGCTGCGAATCAGGCGACGGCGGACCGGAGCGCGGGCGACGAGGTGATCTTGATGCCGATGGTGTAACGCTCGACCGTGTTCGGCGCCGGGTCCATCCGGCTGACCTCCTCGCACAGCGCCGGGTACACCTCGACGCCCTGCGCCGACGCCCAGGCCGTAGCCTGAGCAACCGACCGGCGGATCACCACGTAGCCAGCCGTGTCGCGGGTCAGCGTGGTGAAGATCGTGTCCGTACCGCTCTGCCGCTTGAGCGTCAGCTGCGTATTGGAGAAGCTCGTCCGACCGTTGACGTTCGTGGTGAACGTCGACGCGAGCGAGCTGGTGTCGACGTCGGCGGTGTCCGGGTTGAAGCCCGACAGGCCGTCGGCGGTCATCGTCGAGGTGAGGTCGATCCCGGCGTTCAGCTCGCTGGTCGTCGGAGCGTTGATGTTGGCGATCGACGTGACCCAGTAGACCCTGGTTTTGCCATCGCTGGTGATATCGGCCACGGCCTACTTCTCCTTCTGCTCGCCGCCGGCCGCGGCCGGGGCCTTGGTGGGCTTTGCGGGCTCGGCCGCCGGCGCGCTTTCGCCTCCGGGCGGCGGCCCGGGCTTCCAGCCGAGTCCGCCCCAGTCCTCGACCGCTCCGTACGGCAGCTGGCCGGGTCCGATCTCTGGGTTCTCGTTGACGACACGTACCTGGTCGGTGGCGCCGGGCTCGTCGGCGTCGGACCAGCCGTGGACCTTCACCCACCAGTCACGCTCGGCGGCGCTTGCGACCAGGGCGTGAACGCCTTCGACGTCGCGGATCCAGTACTTCTGCTTGTCGGTCATCGCGCCGGCTCCTCAGGCGGTGTAGAGCTCGTAGGTGACGCCGGTCAGAGCGCCGGAGAAGGTGACCGTCGCGACGCCGGAGGTGTTGACCGCCGCGCGGGGGACGAGGATCATCCGGACGCCCGTCGATGGGGCGGCGACGGCCGTGACCGTGCCGGGGTTGCTCTGCGGCGTGAAGCCGGGGTCGAGGACGGAGACGTTGGTGGACGTGCCGGTCGTGATGACCCGCAGGAACCAGCCGTTCGGCCCAGCCGTGCCGCCGGAGATCGTGTCCGAGGCGGTCGGAGTGATGGCCGATGGCGTGGTCCCGGTCGTGACGACCGACTGAGGAGAGACGAGCGCCATGCGGCGCACCCCCTATGGGCAGAAATCGGACAGGGCATCCGCCGAATGACGGACGGTGATCTCGTGCGTGCGGGCCGTACCATGCCGGGCATGACAGCCAGCACCGACCAGCGGATGGTCGAGGAGTTCATGGCCGGCGCGGATGTGGCGGCCATCGCGGCCCGCTACGCGGTGCCGGAGGAGTACGTCGACCGGGTCATCGAAGAGACGCACCTGAATAAGAGGCCGAAGCGCAGCTGGAGCCTGGCGCTCGCGGGGAACCGGGTTGCGCTCGCATTCGCGATCGCCTGGGCCGCGTGGCTACTGCTCCAGACGCCGGCGCTTCAGATGCCGCCAAGCGCGGGGCTGTTCTTTTGCCTGCTCGTCGGTGTTGTGGCTTACGCCCTAATGACCGCCAGGTTCCGACCGCGGCCTTAACTGGACGTCGCGGTCCACCCGTACACATCGACGACGTCGAAGACCGCCGTGCCCGGAACCTCTTCGTTGCGCTGCGGCGGCTGGCCCTCGATCCAGCGGACCGGGTTGCACGAATAGCCCGCCACCGTCAGCGTCTGATCCAGTACCGCGGCCCGGACCCGGCCTGCCACCGCCCGCGCGGCCTTGGCGCCTTCCGGGTCGGCGCCGACGCAGTGCACGATGGCCCGGGCGTTGATGACCGTGCTGGTCAGCGTCAGCGACAGCCACTCAGGCGCGGTGAGCCCATCCGGTGTCTCGATCGAGAAGTAGACCAGCGCGTACGGCGCGACCGCCCCGTCCGGGACTTTCCCGTCGTAGACGGTCAGGTCCGGCGGGCCGCCCGGCGCGTCGGACAACAGCGCCAGGAACGCATCACAGTGGACCTGGATCGGCCAGCTCATCCCAGGCCCAGCGCCTTCACGGCCAGGTCTTCCATCGCCTTCTCGAACCGCGGCTGCTCGGCGTCGGCGGCCGGGCGCATGAACGGGATCGGCGGGTTGTTGACCGTGCCGTACTCGGCGATGTTGCCGAGCGCGCCCTGGCCCTTCGCGTGGTTCGGGCCGATCTCCGCCGCCGGGCCCTTCAGACTGCGGTACGTGTCGAAGTCGATCGACCACGGCAGCTTCTTCAGCCGCTTGTGGCCGCGGATCCGCTGGGCGGCGTCCTTCTTGATGTTGAGTGCGCCGACGAACACGACCTTCGCCGCGTCGGCGGGTGCCACCCGGGACGCCTTGGTGATCGCGTCGGCGAGGACGGTGATCTCGTGCGTGTCGAACTCGATGCCCATCAGGACCCCGTCTTCTCCGTGCACGACACCCGCCGGGCCGTCGCCTCCGACTTGTGCGCCAGGTCGTGCACCAGGAACGACCGGCCGACCAGATCCGCGTCGTTGACCGCGGCGGTGATCAGCACCTCGTCGCCCACCCTCAGGCCCTCGCTCCCGACCACCGGAAGCTGGACGTCGATGCGCAGTTCGAGGATGTAGTCCTCGCCGACGTCATGCGGGCGGGCGGTGCCGGTGATCTGCTGGACCCGGCACTTCCCGGCGTACAGCTGGGTGTACGGCTGTGTCGGGTAGCCGGTGACCGGGTCCGTCGCGCCGCCGTTGCGGCGGCGGATGGTGCACGCGTCGGCCATGCTCGCTTCGGCGATGGTGCGGCCGCGGGCGAGGACAGAGGCGCGGGACATGTCAGACCGTGATCCGCAGGATGCCGTTCGCCGACCAGACGATCGTGAACGTCCCCGCCGTCACCGACTGCGAGCCGCCGAAGTAGTTGAAGCAGGCACCCTGCTTCGCCACGGTGCCGCCGGAGATCGTGTTGTCGTAGACGAGGCAGCCGAACACGCTCGCGAGGGTCACGTTGCCGCCGCCGGCCAGGTCGGCGGCGTCGAACATGGCCACGCCGGAGGACGGGGTCGTGAACGTCTTGGACGCCAGCGCCCGGCCGCCAGATACCCAGTTCGTCGCGTCGGTGACCTCGTTGGTGGTGGTCCACACACCGGTGTTGAAGCCGGTCGAACCGACCGCGGCGTCCTTGTCCGGGGTGATCGAGTTGTTGTGCAGCGACACGTTCACGGTGTCGGAGTCCAGGCCTGTCCAGCTGGTGCCGGACGACTGGAAGCAGGGACCGACCAGGAACTCCCGGAAGATCGCGCTCGCGGACCACGCCATGGGTCAGCCCTTCAGTTCGGCGCGCAGTCGCGCGATCTCGGCCCGCCGGTCGTCCAGCGTCTGCTGCATTCCGGCGATCTTCTGCTCGATGACGTCGGCCGACTTCTCGGCCTCGGCCAGTCCGACCATGCGCTGAGCGCGCTGCAGGTCGGACTCTTCCTCCGGCGACAGCCCCGGACCGATCGACACCTGGGTCACGGTCAGCTCCTCAAGCTCAGCTGGGCGGTCGGGGCGAAGACCGCGGCGTCCGTACCGTCGTCCCGGGTCGTGACCACGGACATCACCGGGCGGCCGTTGCCGTCGGTCTGCACGAGCTCGCCGCGCACGTAGTCGCCTCGCTCGACGGCTTCGACCTTGCAGCGGGTTCCGGCCGGGACCATCGGCGCGGTCAGCCCGGCCAGACCTCGGCAGGCATGGAATCGAGAGTGCGGGGCGGCCTCGTAGGTGACTTCCTCGAGCGTGCAATTGGGGCAGGCCCAGCGGCGCTCGGCCGCCAGCGCGAACACGCCCATGGACGCCTCCTAGGGCCGCAGGGTGACGCCCGAGTACGGGCGGGTCGTGGTGCCGGTGAACGGCCGCGGGATCAGCTTGCGGACCCGGGCGTCGTAGGCGGTGCCGGTCGCCGTGGCGACTCCGGCGAACGCCGAGCCGGGCGCGCCGATCGTCACGGTCGCGTCGTAGGCCGTCGCTGCGGCGGCCGCGACGCCGGCGAACGTGGTGATGGTGATCGCCGCGTCATAGGCCGCGCCCGTGCCGGTCGCTTCCGTGGCAGGGGCGTTGGTCGCGGCCGAGGTGGACACCGTGGCGTCCAGCGCCGCACCGGTCGCGGTCGCTTCCGCAGCGTTCACGCCGAGGGCTGCGACCGCGTCGAGCGCGGATCCGGCACCAACCGCCTCGGCCGCGTTCGCTGCGATGCCGACGGATGCCGAGTTCGCCGCGCCGGTCGCGGCCGCTTCTGTCGCGTTGGCACCGATCGCGGCGGTGGCGTCGGCCGCCGATCCGGTGGCCGCGGCTACGTCGGCGGGGGCGTTCGTGGAGCCGGAGGTGGAGACAGTGGCGTCGTAGGCGGTGCCGGTCGCGTCGGCCGAACCGGGCAGCGCGGCGATGGCCGCGACAGCATCGAGAGCCGACCCGGTCGCGGTCGCCTCGGTCGCATTGGCCGCAATCGAGGCAACGGCGTCGAGCGCCGCCCCAGTCGCGGTGGCCGCTGCGGCGTTGACGCCGACGGCCGGTAGGGCGTCAAGGGCGGAGCCCGTACCGGCCGCTTCAGTGGCTGGGGCGTTCGTGGATGAGGTCGAGGCGAGTTGCCGCTTGATGATCGGCCTGGCTGGAAAGCTGCGACCGAGACGTGCCATGGGTTACCGCCCCTCGGCCGCCGGTCCTACTCTTCCCAGATCACGTAGCAGATCGCATTGACCGCGGTGCCGAACGTCACCCGCACGCGCAGGAACTTCGACGCGGCGACCTCGGGTTCACGGCCGAGGGGGAACTGCTTCACGTACTGGTTCGTCGGGGCGATCAGCTGGTAGTCCAGCACCCGCGACGCGGTCGTCGTGCCCTCGGCGCTGGCGGTGTATCCGGTCGCCGAGGTGCCGAGTGTGACCAGGCTGGCGACGTCGTTCGGGGCGTTGTACTTCATCACCCCGGCCGCCACGTGCGCAGTCACCGTCGCCGCAACGTCCGTCTCGATCAGCTCGACCTTGCCGGGCGTTGCCGCGGCCGACCCGTCGAAGGAGATGCCCCACTCGACCACGCGCAGCTGCTCGGTCGACGGGGTGGCGATCTGCAGCAGGGTCTTGATCGCGGTTCCGGTCGTGACCGGGGTGATGGCCGCCGTGGTCGGCATCGCCGCGTTGTAGGCGACGTACGTCTTGGCCGGCATGGCGACTCCTCAGTAGATGCTGGCGCGGTTGACGGCCTGGCGAAGAATGAGCGGCCGCGGCGCTAAGAACGACGCACCGGCTGAGGCCTGGACCTCAATCGCGGCGGTCACGTAGGTCATGCCGGTCGGCGCGCTCAGCCCGTAGCTCTGACTGCTCGTGCCCGTGCTGCTCTGGTAGGCGTGGTAGTCGCACCCATTGCTGCCGACGTGGTCATCGCGGACGCCTTCATCGGTGGCCGATGCGAGATAGGCGCGGGTCGCTGGATCTATCGACTGGGCGTCACCCGCGCACCAGGAGATGATGCTCGTCCCAGCCGACGGGGTGATCGACCCGGACGCTGCGCCGGTGGAGGCCGACGTAGCCGTGACCGGCGTCGCGGCGAGCTGCGCCCCTGACCAGCGTTCGACGACCATCGAGCCGCGGAGGCTCACCGACGGGGTCGAGGAGACCGTCATCGACCCGGGCGAGCCGGAAATGACGGCGGTGTAGATCGCGGCCCATTGATTGAAGCCGCCAGGCGCGTTGGTGACCCGTGACGTGTAGGTCTGGCTCCCGCCGGTCGGGGCGCCCAGCGGCGAGCCGGTGTCCCACGTGACCAGCTTGATGACCAGCACCTCGCCGTTCGACGGCGTGAAGCTGGGCGTTACCAGGGCTGAGGTGCCCTGCGGGCTGATCTGGACGTAGTACGGGGTGGTGACCAGCGTCGGAGCCATCGGTCACCTCTCGCCGGGTCAGCCGGAGTAGTTGACGCCGGTGATCTGCTGGCCGTTGAAGAAGAAGTTGTTCGTCGAGGGGACGGTCTTCAGGTTGTGCGCGACCGCCCACAGCCCGTTCGTCGAATGACCGAGGTCGTTGATCGCGGCGCGCAGCAGGGTTACCTCGCCGGAGCTGTAGGTGAGGTTCGTCAGGAACGTGTCGTTCGGGATGATGTTGGTGTTGGCCAGCCACAACGACATCTTGTTGGCCTCGTTGAGCGCGTTCCACACCTGCTCCACCACCGCCGCGGCGCGCAGGTCGATGTCGTTCTTCGTGATGCCGCGTCCGACGGCCATGACGGGTCCCCGTTCAGGAGAAGGGCTCAGGCGGCGAGAGTGCCGCGGTACATGCGCGCGAGGTCCCGCGCCGAGGCGGTGAGCTGCAGGCCGCCGCCGGTCGTGGCGTACTTGACCGCGTAGTCGTCGATGGACTCCGCGACCACCGCGCCGACCGGGATGTCGTAGGCCTGCGCGGCGACGTCGAGCACCTCGGCCTTAACGTCATCGGAGGGTGTGGCGTAGCCGTGAGTCAGGTCGATCTCGACCTTGTCCGGCGGGATCGCGCAGGAGGTGCCGAACCCCTGAGCGCGCCACAACGTCCGTTTGATCAGCGTCCACCCGGTGACGGTGACCCCGTTGATCCGAACGGCCGTCACGGAGATGACTGGGCGGAAGGGGAGGTCGATCGACGGGCACGGCGTTCCGAGCGTGGTGTAGGTGGCCGTGGTCGGCTCGAACCAGGTGTCCGCCTCGCGGGAGAACAGCGCCGAGGCGAGGGTGAGCACCTGGTTGGCGCTGTAGGTGTCGACGTCCTTCTGCAGTTTTCCAGCCAGCTCGACGTCCGTCGCGTACTGAGCCACGGCAGCCTCCTAGCCCTTGAGAGCCCGGGCGACGCCCTCGGCGAGAGCCACGGTCGGCTTGTAGTACTGGTGGAACCGCGCCGGATCACCAACCCGGTAGGCGACCCCGGCAGGCTTGTCCGTCAGGAACTCGAACCGCGGCTGGTAGCCGACCGTTTCGCATGCCATCGCAGCCAACTCGGCCATCGACGTACCGATGCCGGTGCACAGGTTGACCGGATCCTCGGTGCCAGACTCGACGACCGCGAGCGCGCCGGCTACGACGTCGTCGATGTGGATCCAGTCCCTGGCCTGCCGGCCGTCGCCCCAGATCGTGAACGGGTCTTCCTTGCGCCGGGCCCGCTCAACCAGCGCCCGGAACGGGAAGTCCTCGGTCTGGTCCTCGCCGTAGCCGGAGAACGGCCGGACCACGGTGACCGGGAGACCCTTGCGTCGCGCGGCGGCGGCAAGGCGTTCGCCGGTGAGCTTCGTCCATCCGTAAGCAGCGTCAGGCTCCTCGGCATACTCGGGGTCGAGCATGTCCTCAGCAAGCGGCACGCCGGTCGGGACCTGGTAGATCGTCGGGTAGGCCGCCGAGCTGGACAGGTAGAGCACCCGGCCCTGACCGGTTCGGACCGCCCAGTCGAACATCGCGCTGTCGAGGTGAACGTTGCGGGCGAAGTGCTCGGCCTCGCCGTCGATCGCCGCCCGGTGCGGGGCTGAGGCGGCGGCGTGCACGACCAGGTCAAAGCGGCTGGCTTCCGTACGGAAAACGTCTAGAGCATCGATGCCACAGACGAAGTCATCCGGGCCGTAGGCGAGGTCACAGCTCGATACCTTCCACCCGCGCCGCCGCAGATCAGCCGTCATGTGCCGCCCGACGAAACCCGCCGAGCCGGTCACCAGGACCCTCATCGGCACGCCCAGATCTGGTAGGCGTAGACGCCGCCGCACGGCCGCAGGTCGACGGTCGCGTGGATGTCCGGCTGGAACCCGGCGTCCCGCAGCATCTTTTCCACAGCCTCGGCGTCCCAGCCCCAGACGTGCTCGGGATTCTCGTCGTTGTCCTCGCCGTCGGGCGTGGACAGGATCAGCCGGTTGGTCTTGGTGCGGATCTGTCGCAACACCGCGTCGGGGTCGTCGAGGTGCTCGATCGTCTCCGAACAGATGAACAGGTCGACCGGCTCGATCTCACCTAGGGTCTGCTCGATCGGGCCGGTGTGCTCGTAGCCGGGCGCGAAGTCGCCGAGGATCAGGCGGGCCCCGTGGGAGTCCTCGAGACGCCGGGCGATCAGGGCGTTGCCGCACGACAGGTCAGCCACCGTCCCGCCCTGAGGCAGCAGGTGGTGGGCCATCGCCGAGGTCACATCGACCCGGAACAGGTGGTCTTCCCACCGCCGGTGGTCGTGCGGCGTCGCGTACAGCTTCGCCAGTTCGTCGGCTGTCGGCATCGGGCGCAGCCGCTTACGCATCATCGCAGCGCCTGCACTTTCGCCAGGTCAGCCGCGAAGTGCTCGGTCACATACCGGCCGTACGCCTCCGCGTCCCGCTGGTACATCGACGGCTGGTTGACCCGAACGTGGCCCTCGTCCCAGTCGGCCTTGCCGGCGACCGGGTGCATGTGCTCCACCACGACGTCGGGCAGGTACCGCAGACAGCCGGCGGCCTCGCCGAGGTCCCGCCAGTAGTTGTCGACGTAGAGGTGGGTCAGCGGCGGCGGGGCCATGTGACCGAGCACCCGGACGATGTCGGAGGTCATGGCGACCTGGGTGGGTATGCGTTCACCCTGCAGCAGGTCGTTGCCGTAGACGATGCCCGTGCCCAGCTCGCGCAGCGCCTCGACGTAGAGCCGGTCCCAGCCGGACGTGCGCGGGCGGTGGTCGTCTCCGAGAAACCCGATCGCGACGGCCTTGTCCGCATACAGGGCAGCAGCCCGGTTGAGCGTGCTCACCATCGTGGACGGCGCACTGAAGGTATGCGTCGTCCTGGGGTACGGGAACTGCGCCTCGTGATACTCCCCGCAGGTCGGGTCGTCTTCATCGACGGCGAAGACGAGGTGCGCGGTGGCTTCCGTGTCGGCGAATGCCTGCGCCAGCTCGACGGCCGCATCCGGGCGCCCTCGGGATGGGACGATTACGACGAGGTCGGTCATGCCGTCGCCCCGGCGGTCTCCTGCTTCGCCATCGCCGCGAGTTCCTTCTGCGCGGCACGGAAGGCGACCTGCCGCCAGTAGTCCTCCTCGCTCAGCCACAGGTGCTTGAAATGCGTCGTCGGGACGCCGGTGTGCACGTAGACCGGGATCTGCAGCGCGCCCGCCCGCAGGCAGAACGACAGGTCCTCGCCGATCAGTCGGCCCGTGGTCGTGTTCGGGATCCGGTCGTACCAGGCCCCCGACTCCGGGTGCTCGGCGATCTTCTCGAACACCGACCGGTGGATCAGAATGCAGGCCGCTCCGGTGCCGCCGACCCGGGTGACCGTGTTGATCGGGTAGTCCCAGCGGATCTGCCAGCCGTACTGGTCCTCGCCGTCGTCGCCCTTGACCTTCGCCCAGTCCATGACCGTCGGCGTCGCCGTGCACCGGTAGCCGCCGAGGCCGTCGGAGTCGTCCTCACGGTTCGAGAACGCCAGCGCGCCGACGATCGGCCGGTCCACCGGATCGGCCGCCTCGAACAGCCGGTCGACCGTGTCGGCGGCGAAGCCCATGTCGCAGTCGATCCACCACAGCCAGTCGGCCTTGCCCTCGTCGAGGAACGTCCGCACCGCGGTGTTGCGGGCCTGCACGAGACCGTCGGTGCCGTGCCGCATCGCGATGAACCCGCCGGCGGCGAGCCGCCGGTTGTTCTCCCGGTCGTAGCCGACCATCTCGACGATGCTGCGGTGCCACGAGTAGATGACCTGATCGCCGCACACGTATGCGGCGGTGACGGCCTGGTCGCGGCCGGGAAGCTCAGCCACGGCGCACGTTCCGCCGCTCACCCGGCGCCGCCGTCGCCTGCTCCACCGGGGCGCCATAGCCCTCGGGCTCGGTGCTGAAGTTCAGCCCGTACCGGGCGTCGGTGGAGAACAGGCCCGGATGGGCGGCCACGATCGGGTCGGTGGCCGGCCAGTGCGAGCCCTTGTCGACTCGGAGCTGCCCGCCGCCGGGCGTGACCACCATCGTGGTTGTCGTTGCGTAGACGATGTCCATCTCAAACTCTCCCAGGTGTGCGGAAGCCCCCGAGAACCTGGGATCCCGGGGGCTTCCTGGCCTGCGGTGCGCTACCGCAGGTTGCGTGTCACTCGTAGCCGAGAGCCCGCAGGTCTTCGCGGGCGTTCTTCTCGGCGTCCTTGTCGTCGTTCATCTGCGCCGTCTGGATCTCGGCGAGCAGCTGGTGCACGGCCGGGTCGCCAGACTCGGCCGCCGGCGCGAGGTTTGCCCGCGGCGCGGCACCGGCCGCGGGCTTGTCGGCCGGCTTGCTGTCGGTGGTGGTGCTGGTCTTGCTGGTGGCGTCCGCCATCGGGCTTCCCTTCAGGTGCGGGACATCGGTCGTAAGCACCGATACCCGCTCCTACGTGTTGACCAACAGCCGGAAGCCCAGGTCGTTCACGGAGTTGCCGCCGATCCGCGCGTACGCGAACCAGCCGCGCTGGCCGGTCGGCCGGTTGTTCGTGACGTCGAACAGCTGCGGGACCAGCTCGACGGACATGCCGCCGCGGCGGGCGATCACGTAGTTCGACCAGTCGCCGACGACCGCGAGCTCGGTGGTCGCCGAGGTGGAGGTGGTGACGTCGTTCATGTACGGCGACTCGTACACGCCCTTGCCGAACAGGGTGTCCGCCCACTCGGCAGGCAGGTTGTCGGTGTACGCGTGGAACACGTTCGCGGTGCCGAGCTGCCGGATCGCGTTGTTGACGCCGACCGACATCATCCAGTTGGCGTTGCGGCGGAACTTCTGCGGCAGGGCCTTCCACACCGCGTACGGGTCGGCCGTGCCGAGCGCGCCCGAGGTGGTCACGCGGACGCGGACGTTGGTGTTCGCCGACAGCTGGGTGACGATGCCGTTCGGCTCGCCGGTGCCGGAGCCGCGGGTGAACTTGTCGACCAGCAGCTCGTCGTAGCCGGACGCGAGCAGGGTCTGCATCTCGTCGGCGAAGCCCGGGTAGTCCTGCCCGACCTCGATCGAGTACGGGATGAAGCCGCGGGCCATGTAGACCTGCACGGTCGGCTGCGCCAGCGTCGGGGAGTTGTCGGTGACCGCCACACCCTCGGACTGGAACGCCCAGGACACGCCGGCGGAGCTGACGCCCTTCCAGATGTTCGTGTTGACGTCGACCTGCTTGGCGAGGCTCAGGAACGGGTTCCCGGAGCCCTGCGCGGTAAGGATGATCGACGGGTCGATGAACACCGGGATGCCGAACCCGCCGGCCGTGGTGGTGCCTTCGGACATGGCCCGGTACTCGTTGTAGGCGAGCACGGCGTTGCGCTCGTCGTCGGTGAGCATCGGGTGCGGCTCGGAGACCAGCTTCATCCACGCCGACCGGTAGTCCTCGTTCTCGGTGACGAGGATCCGGCGGGCGATGTCGGTGTTGCGGCGCACGGCCTTCTCGACCTGGTCGATCTGGTCGGTGGCCAGGTGCCGGGTGGAGTTGCGGTCGTCGAGGATCCGCAGCGCCCGGTCACGGGCCTCCGGCACGGTCAGCCGGCGGACGTCGGCGCCCGGGTCGTCGAGGCCGTAGCGGATGTTCGCCAGCGCCCGCTCCACGGCCTTCGGCTTGCGCCGGAAGATCTCCTGGATGTTGCGGTGCTCCTCGATCTTCGAGATCGCGAGGTCGCGGAGCTTCAGGCCGTAGTTGAAGGCCTTCTGCTCGTCGGGGGTCTTGTCGCGCAGCTCGCCGTCGTCGTTCTGGTGGATCGAGCGCAGGTGCGCATCGAGCACCTCCACGTACGCGGCCAGCTCGTCGGGGGTCTTGCCACGCAGCTCGTCGGGAGTGCCGGCGTCGAGGTCAGCGGGGTCCTTGCCGCGCAGCTCCTCGAGGATGTCCGTCATCGGAGGATCCTTCGGATTCGAAGCGCCTCGGTATCGAAGCGCTGACGGGATGAGAGGGCTGGCCCGCGGCCGTTGCCTGGCTCGGTACCTGGTTCACCGCGTCCCGCACCCTGTGCAGGCCCCCCGGTGAGGTCTTCGATGCCCGCGGCCGCCGCACGCCGCAGGTCGGCGGCGAGTTCGCGGATCATGGCGCGGTGCTCGTCGGGGGTCAGCTGCGCCAGCAGCGACCGCACACCGACGGACGTCGAGTCGTAGGCGGGGAACACGACCGGGCCGAGTTCGTACAGCGGGTCGACGCGCAGGATGGTGCGCTTCAGCGGCCCGCGCTCGCCCGGGTTCCACAGCAGCTGCTCGAGCTCG